CAACTTGTATACGCTGTCTGCTCTCGCGCAAAGTACGGTTACGATCCCGTTCATTCAGGTACTCCAGTGCCAGCGGTTGCGCTAACTGTTGCTTTCGCCGGGCTTGAATGGGGCCTTGGCTTCGAAGTAGCAAAGGAATGCGGCGTTGCAGATGATGGCGTCGGTGTTGGCGTCGTCGGCGTTGCCGCTTTCCTTGTAATTGAGCAGGTGGCGAATCAGATGGTTAATTGTTGCCTTGCGAAACTCGGGGCCGCCGGAGCGCCAGTTGTTTTCGCCATGCTTGGCCGCGCCCAGGGCGAGACGGCGCGCAATGGCGTCCATGGCTTCCTTGGGGATGAGGTCGTAGCGCTCCTGCATCTCGGATCGGGTTGAGCCGCCTTCAAAGGTTGTTTTGTCCATCAGAATGTACCTTCGTAGGCTTCGGGCGGTGGCTCGGGAGGACGGCCAGGCGCGCCGTCGAGCAGAATGAGATCGTCCGCAATGATGCCGGTGCGGTAGCGCTTGACCTGGTGATCGTCTTCCCATGAAGTGGTGCGCAGTTTACCGGTAATGAAGACCTGGGAGCCTTTGTGGAGATAGTCACGCGCAATCTCCGCGGTGCGTCCGAAGGCTGTGACGGCGTGCCACTCCGTATGGTCTTTCCACTCGTTTCCCGACTTTTGGCGCTCGTTTGTGGCGATGCTGATGTTGGCCACTAGCAGGCCTGTCTTCGTCGCGTTCGTCTCTACGTCGCGGCCCACGTTGCCGAGCAATTGGACATTGTTGACGCCTTTACTCATTCGTCTTCTCCCTGTTTTGTTTTGCTTCCGGAGGCACCGGCGCTATCGGTCTCGGCGGAATCGTCGGTTGCGGTATCTGCTTTTCCGTGCACGTCGGTGCCGAACTGGAGGCCGAGCTGCTCTTTGTACTTCTTTTCGTAGGCGAACTGGTCCATGGTCTCTTCGAAGTCGTTTCCACTGGCGGCCAGTTGCTCGGTGTGGGTCTGGAGTCCGTTCTCCTGGGCAAGCGTCAGCGCCTGCATATCTTTGAGCGGGTCGATCCATGCCCAGGCGCGGCCGGTCCATTCCATGTAACCGAAGAGATCGTCGGGAGCCCCGTCGAACTGCAGCAGCCCGGAGAGCCAGATGGACTCAAGGAACCACGCAATCACCCGATCGCAAAGAGCCTCGGAAAAATACTGCTGCCACTCGCGCCAGGTGTCACGATCATCGAGAAGGCCGGCACGGATGCTGGAATAGTTGACGCCCTCGCGGTCATTGGCCAACGTCTCGTAACTCATATCCATGCCCGAGCCGATGAGGCGCATGAGCATCTTGGTGAAGGCGGGGAAAGCCGTGGTGGGATGCTGTGGGTCCCAGGGCTTGAAGGTCAGGCCCTCGGGAAGAGTCTCGGTAGTTCCGGGACTCATCTTCACCTTGACGTTGCGATTCTCGTCGCGCTCGTTCCCTTCGAAACCCGCGTCCGAGGCGGTTTTCTCAAAGAAGCCCATCTTGGCGGCGGCGATGCGCGCGGCCACAACCTCAGCCATGCTGTACTGGTTGTGCATGTGCATGTGAAGCAGCGACGACGCAATCTCAGGTACGCCGCGCGACTGCATAACACGCTCGGGGGAGTAGAGGTGGATGATTTCCTCGGCCGGGATGCGGATGCGGTTTTTGGGCGAGATGGAAACCTCGGCCGGGTGCCGGTCCCAGAAGTGGTACGCAATCGGCCGGCCGTCGGGGTTCATCTCGATGCCCATGCGGATCACGTTGCCGTTGCGCATCTGGTAGAGGTAGTAATTCGTATCGAGCTGGTCGGGATCGATGAACTGCAGCGAGAAGTTGAATTTGTTGTCGGCGAAGCGGCGCCGGATGAAGCACTCGCCATCACGGAAGACTTGTGTACCGGAGAATCCCTGGGCATTCTTCCAGCTCATGTTTCCCTGAACGGTGCAATAGTCGCGGCGCCCCCACTGGAGAAAGAGTTGCTCAATCTGGCTGTTGAGCTTGACGTTGAGCTTCTTTCCTTTCTTCATGGGGACTTTGGCGCGTAGGCGGATGCCATCGGGACCGAAGACGTTTTTGCGGAAGATCTTCAGCGCCTTGCGGCCGAGCGGATTGTTTTGCGATTCGCGGCGGGCCCGGGCGCGCAGGCGATAGATATCAGACCACAGATCCAGGTCAGCGGACGTGGTGACCGTCGACCAGTCTTCGGTGAGGCGCGAGAAGACGGCAGCGTCATAGGCGCGCTTGCCGGTGGCCGGGCCACTGATCGTCATGCGCGCGGCGGCGGCCGCATCGTTCAGCGACTGGCGGGCTTCGGAAAGGTCCAGAAGGGTCAAACTAGCCATTGATTCCCCAGTCTGCGTGGAAAGCCACGGTGTCGGGCTCGACGTATTCGCCGCGGTTGATGCGTAGGCGCTTTACCTCGGCAACGTAATAGCTCTTGAGTTTGAGCAGTTCGTTGAGGGAGAAACGGCGCAGTTCGCGATCGCCGATCTTGTATTCAAGGACGCCGTCGGCGGCCCGGCCGGCGAGCACGGTCTTGATGTTTTCGAGGGCGATCTCTTCCGGAGAGCGGGTGTCAATGGGTCCGGTGGCGTCAAGGATGTCGGGCTGGACGGCTACGCGGCCCATGGCGCAGGTGTCGCGCTGGGCGCCGTTCTGGAGGACGGCCAGCCAGAGATATTCGCCTGGCGCCCAGAGTTTGGTCTCAGCGGCGGGAATGGTGACCGTGAAGCTGTTTCCGGTGGCGACGATATCCGCTGCATTGACGATGACCTTGGCGGTGGAATTGTTCAGTACATAGGTGAGCGTCCACCCGGCAGAGGCCGGGTACTGCTCAAAGTCGCGCATCCACGTCAGCGAGTCGCCGGCAATGAATGCCAGAGGCTCGGGGTGGGGATCGTCGAGGCTGAATTCGATCCAACCGGGGAGAATTCCTGGGTAGCTGCTCACGCGAGACAGTAAAACGGATCGCGAAAAATGGTCAAGAACGGCGAAAAATCAGAAGATGTTCCACGAATCGCGCCAGTTTTGGTCTTTTACGGGTGCAGAAGCCTGTTTTGTGCTTCCGATGATTGGAAGGTTCGCGAAGGGGTCCATCTGCGGCGAGGACGGTTGCGTCGGCGGCGCGGGTTCAGGTCTTTTGACCGCTTGGGTGATGGCTTTCATGTTGTCGACGAGCACTTGCAGCTTGCGCGGCAGGGGAGCGTGGCCAAAGAGATTCTGATAGAGCTTTTCAAAACGGGGGCGAAGGATTTCGCGGGCGGCCGAAGCGTAGACAGCGCAGTCGAGCGCCTCATTGCGGCGTCCCTCGCGCACCTGGTAGCTCAGGACGGTGCGGCCGCGGCGCTTGGTGGTGATGAGCTGCTCGGACGTTAATTCAGACCGGTAATCAGCACCGAGAGAATCTTTTTTGAGGATGTGGACGTAGCTTGGCCCAGGCTTCTCCAGTTTGAGACTGGAATACAGCTTCTCTTTTGCCGTGTCGACGCCGACACCGTAAAGCAGCGTCTTATTCTTGTCTGGTCGTGTTCCATTGTTGACCAGCGGCTTTCCGAAGCCGGGCATGCCCTTGATGGCATAGACGCGGCGGCGCTCCCGCTTGCGGGTGTAGTCATAGACGATCTTGGTCTGGTCACCGGAGTCAACGCAAACGCAGGTAACGCCGAGCGACTTGCCGGAGGGATGGTCGAAGCGCTGGTCGATCAGCTCGTCGAGGATCTTCCAGGGGCTGTCGTCATGCTCCTCAGGAAGCGACGGCGGCTTGCGAATGACATAGTGATCGAGGGCCCACGCCTCTTTGTCGAGACCCCATCCCCACAAGCTGGCAACCAGCCGGTCACGCTGAACGTCCACGCCCATGGTGATCAGCAGAACGCCATCGGGCAGGAGGTTCTCCGTCACCGGCTCCGCGCGCTTCTCGAGATCCGACTCTTCGGCGCGATCGCCGCGGAGTTCCCAGGTCTCCGCCACGCGGGTGTTGATGAAGACCTGCATCTTCTCCATGTCGTTCTTCGAGGTGGCGGCAATCCACTCCTGAACGAGCTTGGTCCACTCGACCCACGGAGAATAGAGGGCGTTGAGGTGAAACCCCGCAGTGCGGCCGTCGACGCTCTCGGCGGTGGAGTTCCAGCGGCCCTGACGAACCATTTCAAACTTCGACGACTCGTCAATACGGCAGCCGAGCGCGCTCTGCTCCTTGTCGCCTGAGGCGCACTCGTACCAGACATCGACAACGCGCAGTTTTCCTTGAGCGGTTTCCTCGGTCACATAGCGAAGCCGCGGCCACTCGAGTTTCTGCTCCAGGCCACAATGGGGGCAGCGGACGAAATAAAAGCGCTTGTCCGAATCGTCGAACGACTGATCGATGCGGGAAGTTCCCTTGATGAGCGGAGTGGATGTTTCGACGGCCTTGGAGTTCCAGAACGTGGTGAGCCGGATGTAGGCCAGGTCGAGCGCATCTCCTTCGGCGCCGGCCGACTCGTCAAAGCGGTCAACTTCGTCAGGGAAGAGAATGCGGACCGGCTTCGATGCCAGGCCAGAGGGAGAGTTAGCGCCCACCAGCGCAAGCCATCCGCCGGGAAACTCTTTGAGCAGGAGCGTATTGCCGGAATCGCGGGCGCGCGGATCAGGGTATAGGTCGCGCAGGACCGGGGTATCGCGGATGGTGGGCGCAATGCGGATCTTGGAGAACTCCTCGGCGCGGTCCAGGGTAGGCTGGATCATGAGCATGTATGCCGGGTCATGGTGCGAGAAGTATCCAATGGCGTTGATCTGGATCTGCGATTTTCCGGTCTGCGACGCCCACATGAAGACCACCTTCCGAATGCGGGGATCAGAGATGGCGTCCATGGGCTCACGCTGGTATTCAGCCACGGCGGTGCAGAACTTGCCCGGCTCGGCACTTCCAGCCGGGATATAGGCGTACTCGTCCGACCATTCAGAGAGCGTCATGGGCGGCTTGGGGGTAAAAATGGCGAGGGCGCGGCAGATTTCCGCCTGCAGGGAGGCCCTGGACTCTGGAGGACAGACGAGGATTCTCATTCGTCCTCGTCGTCAGAAATGGAAACCGGGTCGGGCTGGTTGCCTACGGTGGCCAGTTCCATTTCGATGCGATAGACGGCATCTTGCAGAATCTGTTGGATTTCAACGCGGTCCGTTTTCCCTTGCAGACGCAAGGCTAGACCCGATGGGAGGCTGTCGAGCTTGGTTTTGATGGACATGGCCACGCGGCTCACGTTGCGGCCCACCTCGTCGGCGGGGACAAGCTGGCCGCGCAATTGGGCCAGGCGCAGCTCCTTCAGATCGGCGTCGGCGATGGTCTTCCGGGTTTCCGCTTGGTCGAGGGATTCTTTCTGTTCGTCGGGGTCGGCCGGGGAAGCCGCATTTCCGGCGTTTCCGTCCTTGCGGATGCGCATCTGGACGTACCACTCCAGAGTTGCGCGCCAATCGAGGACGCGGCGGCGTCCGTCATCGGTTGCCGGTAAGTCTAAACGATTGATCCAGTTGCGGACGGTCTTCGCGGAGACGCCGAGCAGTTCGGCGACATCCTCGACCGGCATGGCGTCAAATCCGCCGGGTTTTTGGGATTCGGCCATCGCGGAAACGGAAACGAGTTTGAAAAAAGTCTGGCGCTAGGAAAACTTCGCGGGCGCGTCACCCGCAAAGGGTGATGACCCCGGAAGGACCCAAGCGCTTCGAGGGCTGCTGAGGCCCTCTTTTGTTCGCGTGAATGTACCACGATTCGCTCCAATCGAGTCAAATCAGACCGCTTTCGCGCGAGGGAAGGCAATTATCCGTCCCGTTGGCCGCTCTCTCTCTATCTGTTCCTGTTGCTCCTGCTGTTCTCTGAGCTCCTGCTGTTGCGCCCGGTGTGCCGTAAGCGCGTCGATGCCTTGCCGTATCGAGCTGTCTTGGATGTGCTCGTAGCGCCTGCGCATCGCAGGGCTCGACCATCCCATCAGCCGCATGGCAACCCCGCTTGGCACGCCGGCCGCCGCCAGGTCTGTGGCGACATGGTGACGCAGGTCGTGGATTCGCAGGGTATCGTCTACTTTTGCCAACCGCCGCAACGTGTCCCAAGCATCGAGGAAGCTCTGCTGCGGCACACTTGGATCGATGGTTCGCTTGATGCCGCGTCCCACGTCGGTGCCAGGAAACAAGTAGTGTTCCGGTTCTACTGAACCAATGGCTTCGGCGCGCTCCAATAGGTCGAGAACGATCTGCCGGGCGACGGCGGTGAGCGGAATGGCACGGGCGCCGCTCTCTGACTTTGTTGAATCGCGCGGAATAACTATCTGATTCTTTTTCAATTGGATACAGTTGCGGCGCAATGTCCGAATTTCCTTATGCCTCATTCCAGTTTCGAGCGCCAACCGCATAACCAGAAAGATAATCGACACATCCTTCCGCTCTTCGGCCACACACAACAGACGCTCCATCTCGTCTTCGGTCAAGCATCGTCCAATGCTTTTGGGCTCTTTCAGCAGATGCACGTCATCGCGGATGCGCGTCCAAAGCCGATTCTCCCGAAGAATGCTGCCGATAACTTTGACTTCCCCATTGATGCAGGACGGAGCGGCATCCTCCTTTCGCCGGTCGATCTGATAGCGGCGTATCGTGTCACCGTTGATTTGCCCGATGGTCAACAAACCCAGGAGGTCATTGATATGGCTGACTCGCGTGGTGTAGTTCTTGCGCGTCTCCTTCGATGCCTCAATCAGTCGCCGTTCAAGCCATCTTTCCGCCGCGCGGGGCATAGTCAAGCGTCCCGATCCGGTCGGGTCGGCCCCGTTGTCTATTGCTTGCAAATGCTCTTTGCGGAACGTCTGAGCATCGGAAAACACCCGCGTGCGCGTCGAAACCGTGCGCCGTTTACCAGCCCAATCGACAACCCTGAAATTCCAGATTCCTCGATTCTTGAAGAGTCCGTCACCCGAGCGTCCCTGTCGGCTTTTCGTCATCCCTTCCTTCCCCCTCACAGCGGTCTATAAAGACCGCGACATCGGACTCGCGATAGCGGCATAGCCGCCCGACGTGGACATAAACGGGCCCGCATCCGCGATTACGCCAGATTCGTAGCGTGTCCAGTTTCACCCTCAACGCAGAAGCAACCTCAGCAGGTATCAGCAGTCTTTCCATGTCCAGATTTCGCTTTTTCTTCTCTATACCGGAAGTCACGCCTCTTTTCCTTCCGATAGTTGAAAGAAATACATGGGAAGGGGGCCCGCCGCTAGACAAACAACATCGTTTGTTCGTATAAGCGTAGTACAAACGACCTGAAAAATCCATCGTTCCTATACGATTGAGGTTAAGTCATTTCAAAGGATAGGGATGCGGGAAGAGATTCTACAGATACGTCTTTCGGTTGTGGAGAGACGCAAAGCCGAGCAGGTCGCCGAAAAGCTCGGCAGCTCTCTATCGGCCGCCTATCGCCAGGCCATGAACCGTCTGTACGACGATCTATTCCCGGTCCGCACGCCCAAACCTGAGCCACCGCGCTGAACTCAATCCCGGGCCTTCAGCTCATCCAGCCGATCCGCCCACTCCTGCAGCATCTTGCGCCGGTGCTCCGCGTATTCCGCCCGGTTATAGACGCCGCGGACGCCCTTGATGCTGTGATTCAGCGCCTTTTCGATCCAATCGGAGTTGTATCCCATCTCGGCCAGTCGCGTGGCGCCGGTCCTGCGCTGGTCGTGGACGGTGAAGTGATCCATGCCACCCTCGACGCGCTTCAGCGCACGATTGAGCGTGCTGGCTGAAAGCGGCTGCTGACGGCTGGCCGGCGTTGGAAACAGGCAGCCAGCCCGATCCTCCACCGGTTGCAGTTGCTGCAACAACTCATTCGCCTGCCTGCTGAGGTAGACAATCGCTCCCTCGCCATTCTTCGAGTGTTCGGGCGGAATCTCCCACTCTCCGGTTTCCAGATTCACATGCTCCCAGCGGGCCAGCAGCAGTTCGCTCTTGCGGACCATCGTCAACAGGATCAGCCGGAAGGCGATCTTTAGCGCGGGCCGCATCCGTGCAGCGTCCAACCGGCGCAGAAACAGGCCGATCTCCTTTTCGTTCAGCGCCCGCTTCCGCGATTTGGCCTTGGCAATGTACTTATTAGGCGTGGCCGCGGTGGGGTTCACCTTCGCCACTTCGCAGACCAGCGCATAATCCCACAGCCGCTTCATTACACCGCGCAAAGCCACCGCCGCCTGGCCGCGCCCAGCGTTGCGCCGCGCAAAGATGAGCTGACGCAGATCCTCGGCACAGACAGACGCCATCGGCATTGCGCCCAGCGTCGGATAAATGTCCCGTTCAAG